CTCGCTCTGCGGCCTGAAGTCTGGCTTGGTTAGTGTATTTGACGTCAAGCACTTCATTCATGGTGGCGATATCTTCGATCCCGAGCGTCCCGTCAATCACCGACTCGTATTTGCACAGCCCTTCTGCCACTGGTCGCCACAGCCAATCCTCGCCATCCGGCATCGAAACCAGTTCTATACCGGGAGCCGAATCATCTACTGCGATCCGGCTGCGGCTGCGGGAAAAAAACCGCGCAGGTTCTCGGTCAGCACAGCGCGAGTCAGATTGAGAAGCTGGGGAAGTTCGATGTCATTGAACAGCAATGCGCCGTTGGGAGCACGCACCTTGGCCCAATCATTACCTTGGGCACGCTGAACAACGCTCAGGCAGTGGTCCAGAACGTAGTCTGAATCCTCGTCGCTCATCTTCGAAAGATGGTCGAGGATCGGACCCATCGCGCCAGCCATGCCGCCACCATTCACGCCAGATGCGAGAAATCCCATGATCGCGGGACCAAGCCGACGCACCACATGAAACTGTTCGCGCGCGGGCATCTTGCCAATCCGGTATGTCTGGCCATTCACTTCAACGGTATCGAGCATCGTTAAATCCCCGTTGCCAGTGCAGCATCCATCAGCACCGCATCGAAGTTCCATTCCAGGATGTTTCCGTCCATCGCATACGTGTTGTTCGGGAACTTGGAGAACGCAACCTGCTGGCAGGAGTACTGCTCGCCGCGGACAATATCCGAACCCGCCATCACGTTTTGCCCCCAGTTGGCCGAACTCGTGCTCTGGAATGCATACATCGCACTCAGCAGTCCATTAGTCGGGGAGGTCTTCAGCAGCCGCACGGTGATCTTCCCTGCGGTGCTGGCATTCAGGCTTTGCATGCCGCTGCCGTCTGCGCCGATCGTCATCGTATTCTTGTTCTCAACGAACTCGAACGTTGCGCCTTCCTTGGCCGCACCGGAACCGTCGCCGAGGGTGATTGCACCGCCCGGACCCGTAAGAGTCAGGGCGAAATTCGTAAATGACCAGGTAGCCATGGTTTATCTCGCTCAATTATTTACGGAAACGGCAAAGTCAATCGTGTGTACGGCGCCGGCCAGCTTGACTGCAATCTGGAACGGAACAGACTTACGTGCCGCGCGATCGGCCTGGCTTTGCGATGCGACAGGCGGCTGGTAGACGTAGTAGCCCTTGGGCAGGAAGTCGCCCTGGTTCAACGTACCGAAACCGCCGCTGTTCCACGTGCCAGGCGCAAACAGACCGTTCTTCACGTATTGCTGGCACACTCCCTCAATGCCGGTAGCCAGGATATGCATGCCTGGATCGGTCTGCGGGATCTTCGTGGTGCTCGTGTAGAGCAGGTTGAAGAGGGCCGTCTGTACGTCGATACAGAACGCATCCATGCCAACGATGGTGTCGATGAACTCACCCGAAGCCACGACTGCCGGCTCGATGATCGTCGTACCGTTGTTGTAGGCGACATAGACATTGCAGTTCTTTGCCTCCAGCGCGCCGATCTGCGTAGCACTGATCGTTTCCGCCTGCACACCTGGTTCCTGCTTGTACATCAGCGTGATCACGGTGTTGTTACCCGTGTAGTCCACCGTCAACTGCCGGCCAAGCAGCGAGTTTGCCGCATAGGCGCTGCTGCTCGAATACTGCGAAACAGTCTTGTTGTAGCCGAGCGCCTGCAATTGCGATGCGATGTCGGTCGTGCTCTGCGTCGTCAGAACACCAGCCTCTTGCGTCGTCACGCCGTAGAAGTGCTTATTTGTCGTAGCCTCGATGAATGCGGCCAGTGCGAGGTGATCAGAATCAGCGGCGCCGCATACCGTCAGGCCGTACCACTGCTGGCCGAACTGGTTATCGAACAGCGTTGCGGCAGCGACGGCCGATTCCGCAGCAGCGCCTTGGGCGACGTAGGCGCCAGACGATGCTACGGTCATGCCGAGCATCGAAGAGATGTCCGTGCCAGCACCGCCACTCAGCGTCGAGGCAGAAGGCGTACCTACCGAGGCGGCCAGCGTGAATGTGTTGCCGGCCGTGCCCGCCGTCTTGTAGACGATCTGGAGCGCTGTACCAGCCTGGTTGACCGAGTAGACTGCCTTCGACAGATTCGTGTCAGCAGACTGGTTCAGGAACGTTACCGCGTTGGCAAGCGTGGCTGCGAGCGTCGCGCCAAGCAGGATCTGATTGCCAGTCGTCAGTGAGGAAACGTAGGTGACAACGGTGCCACCAATCGTCACCGTCGCTGCTGCGCTCGGGTTGACCGAGTAGGTCACCGAGCCGAAGGCGGTCGGAGCACTTGCGAAACTCAGCGTCGACGTTGCGCCAGTGGTGCCGTCCGTGATCTGGAACTGGGCAAAGCTCGAATTCCACACGCACGTCGATCCGGCGACAGCCGCGGCAAGTGCCGTCTGGATCAGCGCCGCAATACCGTTCAGGTTCGTCGACGTGCCGAAACTGGCCGGCGAGATCGTGTACGGTGAGCCGTTGATCGTGATCGAAAAGGCCGGCGCCGTGATGGCGGTCCATGCCGACATCAGCTGTTGCGCGACCGACAGCGACGCGCCAAACAGTTGCGCAGAAGTAGCGGTTTGTGCCCAGCGGCCGATCAGCAGGTTAGCCGGTTGCGGAGTCTGGCCAAACCAGTCGACCGCGGCCAGGTACTCGGGCGCGGTCGTGCCGAAGTCTGCCGACACACCATCAATTCCGGTGTACGAGCGCATCCGGCTCGACACGTCGATCACCGGCGACGAGCCGAGAATCAGTTCGGTATTCAGGTTCTGCGCCTGGGCCGCATTGGGCGACAGGTTCACCGTCCCGTTAATCAGGCGGGAGATGGGAAGTTGACTCGTCGCCATTTAGGCTCCTGGAAATGAAAAAGCCCGCACTTGGCGGGCTCAGAATGTGTTACGTGAGTGATTACTGCGAGACGGTGATAGGCTGGGTTCGCGGGTCTGAATCAACCGTTGCGTCTGCTGAAAGGATATTCAGCACGTTGTACGTGCGGATAATCTCGCGCCGGATCCTGATTTCGAAATCAAAGCGCCGGATCCATTGCTGGTTGACCAGTTCGGGGGCAGGGCGTTTGGGGCCAACGCTTACGAGACCCATCGAATACGTACCGAGCATCGCATTGTTCTGCGACACAAAAATGCCGTCGCGTGCCTGCGCGGCGTTCGCGCTTGCGTTCGGGCCGTAGAAGCTCGCCAGGACGGTCAGGATTTCGTTGCGCTGTAACGTGTCCGAGCCTTCTCCGTCGCCGTCGTGAATCATGGCCGGATTGGCATCGGCTTCGCTATTCATGACGCCGATTGCACACCAGTTCGTGGACGGCTCAGGCTGCTTTGGAACCGTGGCTTGCCACCTCGGGCGAACCATGTTTCCCGGTAGGCCAGTCAGTCCAACGATCATCTGCTGGAATACCGCGTCGAGCGCGGCATCTTCCAACGGGGGAGATTGAGCAGTCGGGACCAGCCATCCGGCTTGCGTTGAATCATTGGCCATTCGATCCACCCGAGAGCGGGATAAGTTCGCAATTTGAGGCGGTAAAGCCGATGCCGAACCTGGACCAGTCGCCCACGTTCGTCACCGTGTACTGCCGCCCATTCCAGGTGACGATATCGGCATCAATTCCGTCCGCGCCCGCAATCAGGTTGAACTGGCTGTGCACGGTGATCGATCCGGTGATACGCGAACCTTCGGCTAACCGCATCAACAGGTCTCCGGTGTTGTTCGTCACCACGCCATAGAACGGAATGCAGTTCGGCGTGTCGGTCGCGATGCCGTTGTCATCGACGGTCTGCGTGTTGCGAGCACAGACGAGGCTATCCACGAAATCCGGATCAAGCAGGATTTCGCTTACGTCGAGCAGCGGCATGGTCAGGTTCCGGCGCTGATACGCAGGGAAACGGGATCGCCAGTCGTGATAGCAGCCAGATAGGTGTTCGTACTAAGCACTAGCGGCAGGCTCGTTCCCGGCAGGATCGGCATCCCCGTCGCGACCGTAGCAACTGCAGTGTTCGACGTGCCCAGCACAACAAACACCGGGATCAGGCCCAGATTCGTCAGCAGCACCTGGGTAGGTGTACCAGTGAGCGGAATGGCGACGTTTGACGACGTGCCGTTCGCGACAAGCGCGGCCTGGCCTGTCGGCGTAAATGCAGCGAGCGACATATCGGATCCAGAAATGAAAAAGCCCCGACGAATCGAGGCTCCGTATGGTTGTGAGGCTGGTTACTTCTTTTCGCGCACCAGGCTAGTGACTGCGTTTCGCAGACCGCCGGTATTCACGAGAGCGATGATGCCAGCTGCTTCCTGCGCTTGCGCTGGATCCGTGCCGCCCTCTACCGCCTTCAGATAATCCTTCTCGCTCTTGCGCATGCTCTGCGTCTGCCGGCTTCGATTACGATTGCGGATCGTTTCCGGCGAGAGCGGAGGAGGGATGTTGCTGCCGATCCTCTGCTTGACTGAGGTTTCCGCAATCAGGCCGGCCGTCGTCAGCGCGCGCATGGTGCCGGAATCGTTGCCATCCAGCGCTGCTGTTGCACCCTGCTTCAGCCGCTCGGCGCACTCATCCTGTACATCCTGAACGCCAGGTACCAGAAACGGTCTGGCGGGCACGTTATGGGCCGGCGAACCGGTTTCCATCACATACCCGATCTGCGCATTCGTCATCGGCGTGTCTTCGCGTTCGGGCGCGCTGTCAGGGATTCCGACAAGCACATCCTTTTTGGCGAGCGCACTGATTGACCGGATGAGCGCTGCCATCTTGTCCGATGTCATCGTCGCGCCAGATTTCATGCGAACCTCAGTTGATCTGCATGCCCCCTGCGCCCATCATGCGGGCCAAACTGAGGTACCGGATTCCATAGCTCGACAGCGACCAGAAGCCCGCGCCATCCAGCGCCGCCGCCCCAGTGTCGTAGCTCGTGCTGACCTTATCGACGGACTTCGCCGAGGTCGGCCCGGTCATGATGCCGGGGACGCCGCCCACAGACGCCGCTGTCTGGTCCCGCAGCGACAGCACCAGATGGTGCGCCGTGACCAGCTCAATTCCGACGTTGGTCAACTCCATCCACCTGCTTCCGTTGACGAGCGAAGCCGCCACCGTCAGCCACGTCTGTACGAGTGCGTCGGGATAGACCGCCGTATTGGCGAACTCTGGAAAGTCGCTGCGGAATTGAGTGGGCGTCAGGCTCATGGCTTGGCGGGTCGACCGGGTTTGCGCTTCTCTTCGGCAGGTTCTACAACTTCTGCCTGCGCTTCGTCTGTGTGCAGGCGCACGAACCAGTGTCTTTCGTACTCGGCGGGAATTTCATCGCCGGCCTTGAAATACAACGGCCGGCAATCGTCGCGGGTCAGGGTGAAGTCCTGATTGGCGATTCGTGTCGTGATTAAGCTCATATTCTTTCCTGAACAAGCCGGGAGAAGTCTATATTACAACGACTCCCGGCTTCCGCTTAGATTGCGTCGCGGTAGGACAACGTCGTGCCGTAGCGGAATTCCACCTGACCGAAGCGCGCCCAATAAGTAGTTATCTGAAATAGCGAGCGATATTCCAAAGGCGTACGCTGCAGTTCCGTCATCGGATACTGGACATACTTCTTGTTCTTGTTGTACGCCACCATGCGGTCGACCGTGCCGATCGTTCCAGGTGTTCCACCCACGCCCGCACCAATCAACCACTTCAGCGGCAGGATGTTCAGCTTCTGGCCTTGCTGCGCGCAGATGTTGTTTTCGATGATGTACGCGAGAATGGTCTTCTGTGCTGCGAGGTTGACCGGCTGGCTGGCGATGTAGCCAAGCTGTGCAGGCGGCAGCAGGAGCGTATCCGGCAGCACCTTCCAGCCGGAGTTCGACCATGTGGTCGTCAGCACTTCGTTGACGTCCTTCAGGATTTCGAGGGCCGTCTTTGTCGTCCATTGCGGCGTGCCGGCGGCGCCGTTCGCCACGTTCGAATAACCACCCACGACCGAATTCGAGTTCACCAGACCGGTGAAGCCGATGGACGAATCACCGAAATAGACGATATTGTCCAGGTCCATGTTGCGCTTGAGGTTCATACCCTCGACCTTCTGCGCGTCGACCGGCATGCCGAGCTTCTGGGCCTTCACCAGTTCGGGAACGGTGTACTTGACTTCAGCACCCCACAGGCGCATCGGTTGCGGCGTCTTGCCAATGTCCAGCGACGGGCCGGCGATCGCGTTGCCTTCGTTCGAAATCCAGTTCAGGCCGCCCGGATTGATGCCGCCGGACATCGCGAAAGCGGAGTTCGTCCACGATGCGATTTCATCAGCCGGCGAAACGTCGGTGCGAATCTCGATGTCGCGCGACCAGGTGAATTCGACCAGCGGCTCATTGAGCGTCTGGTCCAGACGTTCGAGCTGCCCAACCAGGAATACGCCAGTCGAGTCAACCGTTGCGCGGTCGTATGTGAATTGTTCGTCGGTCGTGAAACGGCGGATGACTTTCCGCGACGCTTCAGCGATTTCCCGGCGCTTGAGAAACTTTTGAACAGACATGTCCATTTAATGGCTCCAGAAATGCAAAAACCCGCCGAAGCGGGTCTGTAAGCGGATGCGCTATTAGGCGCCGGGGTCTCAAATATTAAACGCCACCTCAGTCACACCGTACGCATCGGCAGGGCCGGTAAAGTACGTGTTTGACGGAAGGGCGACGGTGTTGGTCGTATCGGATGCGGCTTCGAACCCGCCCAGCGGCTTGCCAGTGGACGGCGTAGCGACGCGCACATAGACAGTGCCGCCCTTGGCAGCAGCAGTCGTGCCGCCCAATGATACGTTCACATAGCCGCGCTTGAGGATGTCGGTCACGCCCGAAACCGGTGGCGTCGACGTGCCAAGAGGGTCGGTGCCGTTACCCTGGATCGGGTAGGGGCGCAGGTTGATACCGTAGACCAGGGCGGCAGTGTCAGCCGAGTTGTTGATCGGCTGGATGGTGCCCGAGACCAGTTTCACGGCTACGCCATAGACGGTCGGCGGAGCACTCGTGTTGATCTGCTGGGTTTCAATGGTCGCCACTTCAGCACGCTGAAGATCGCCGGCAAAACCAGCCGGCATGCGGAATGTATAAGCTTGCAACGAGGGCATGTCGGCTCCTTACTTACGATTGGACCAGAATTCAGCATGAATCTGGTTGAGGTCTTTCTTCGGTTCGGGCTTCGCGTCGGCGGTTGCCGTCTTCGATGCCATGTTCTTCTGCTTGACGAGCTCCGACGCAGCGTTGAAGGCCATCGCGGCCATACCGCAGGGCATCTTCGCCACATCCGCATCGCCTACGATGCTTTTCACCAGTGACGCGTTGTCGTTGGTCAGGGCAGTGCGGAGAGCGCGACGGCGCAGTACGCAGATTGCGTCCGCCGTCTTCTTGGCATCCAGCTTCGCGTCGAACGTCGGCAGTTTCACGCCGGGGGCGAGGATCTCGGCGCGCGCCTTGGCGTCCTGGAATTCGTCCTTGAACGAGGCGGAATCCTTGGTCGACTTCTTGTCGTCCTTATCATCCTTGTCGTCCGGTTCGGAGTCGTTCGTGTCGGGATCCGCATCTGGATCATCTTCATCCGCCGGAACATCGTCCTTGGTTTCGTCCTTCTTTTCTTCGTCCGAGTCCTTGGTGCCGCCTTCCAGCTTTGCGAGCCGCTCACCGATCGACGAGACGCTTTGCGCCAGACCATCCAGCACAGTCATGACCTTGGCCATCGGGTCGGCAGGTTCGTCGTCTTTGGTTTCGTCGCCGCCGGTCTTTTCAGCGCCAGGCATATGGATGTGAATGTCGGGCACGTTCTTTTCTGTGCCGTCCTCATCCTTGACTTCTTCCGACAGCGTTTTCTCGAAGGCATCCGAGTCGCGCGTCATAAACAGTTTGCGCAACTTATCCCGGAGGGAGTCGGCGCCGTTCTTAACAGCCATGGGGAAATCTCCTAGGGAGGGTTTTGAGTCTTGCA